GTCCCTTATTTCGCTTTCCAAGGCCTTGTTGTCCATCACTTCCTTGATCTGGTTCGGAGACGCGCCGACGAGTTCCAGGTAGAGCTTCGCGTAGGGCGAATCCAAGATGCCGCTCTGCATCGCCATGGTGATGTTCTGGCCCACTTGCTTGTCCTTGATGGAATCCTGCTGGCTGATCGAAACCTTCACGCGGACGTTCGGCAAGTTGGCCCACTCGATCTGTACGTCCTTGACCGTTGAGTCGGGCATGGTCACCGGGACGTTCATTTCCGCCTCTCCGTAGAACTGGACGGCGAGTTGACGGCCGATCTCGGAGAAGTCGGAGCAGTAGGTGGCGAACTCCCGAGCGTGCTGCTTCATCCGGTCCGAGAGGCGAGTGTCTGCAATCTCCGCCTCCGTGGCGCTGATCGGAGGGCTCGAAACCTCACTGAGAGACGGGCCGCCGAGACCAGATACGACAATGAACTGTTCCTTGATCGCACCCAGGGCCAGTTGAGCAAGGCCGAGATTCGTGCTGTCCGGTGATACGAAATGGGGCTGCCACGGAAGGTTGTCGGGGCACGGGTGCCTCTCTGCGGGCGTGACACCCATGGCGGTAAAGCTCTTGCAACTCACGGGGTAGATGAACACCCCGTTCAAGCTGAGCCGTGTCGAGTCTATGATCTGCCCGACGGTCCGGTTCTGGGCATCCTGTAGGGAGTCGAGCAGTTCCGTATCGTTCGCTCCCAGGTATTCGCCCGGGATGCGGTAGTGGTGGTAGATGGCGAACGGGAAGCAGCCTTCTAGGTGGCACGGGTTCTGGCCGTCGAAGAGGAGCGTGTCTCCCGAGGTGACGATGAGCCGCCCGTAGGGGTAGGCCCGGCGGATAGTAATGTCGGACCTCATCTTCGGCGGTATGGTGACGTTCTCCATCGGGTTCCCGCACGTCGGGCACATATCTGATTCCACGGCGTCCATCGAGAACGTCTGGGCGCAGTCGGGGCAGAAGAGGCCCGGTTCCGCCTCCGTGACCATGACCTCTCTCAATTCCTCGATCATGGACTCGTCTTTGACCCAGACGAAGTTGACCTTCGCCTTACGGGTCGCGGCGCTCCCCTTCTGCGGGTCCAAGATCTGCCCGTGCCCCTCGATCAAGTTGGAGTCGCCGGGGACGGTGTAGGCCATAGAGCCGGGTTCCTGAACCGTCGATAGGTCGGCCCTTACGTCCTTCGACTTGCCGAGGAAGATTTCCCTCACTCGGCTCATCTGCATGTCGGTAGACCAGACAACGAACCGGCAGTCGGGATGGTTCGGGGAGTCTACGGAGGGATCTGGGAAGAACTCGTCGGACCGGATGGGGACTCCAACGAGCTTCCACTCTCCGGTGATGGGGTCGGCGCGGTACTGCCACATGGAGATACCGACTCCGGTGACGGAGCCCGCCATGTAGGCGTCTCGTCTCAGGTCATCGAACCGGACACTCTTGAGTAGATGTTGCATGCCGGACTTGACGAGCAGCCGGTCGTAGTAGGTGGACTTGTCGTCCAGGGCATCGACGTAGATGTCGGTCGGGGCGCCCAGAATCATGGACGCCTTGGTATTGATTGCGGCGAACGTCCAGTTGACGACGCCCTGGAAGCACCAGGAGGCCAGTTGCCTCGCTCCGCCCGAGGTTGGGGATGTCCAGTTGTAGCGGCCCTGGTATCGGTCCCAGAGTTGCTTGAAGTTCTTGGTTCGGCCCTCGATGGCGCCTTTTGCGGCCGTTATGAGGGTTTTGGCGTAGCGGTAGGCGGGTAGGGCGGTGTCTGGGCCCTTGGTGCCGTCCTTAGCAGCGGACGCAGCGTCTTCGTAGCTCTGCAGAGCCATTTGCAGACCTTATGAGCCACATTGGCGCACAAGTCAAGAAAATATATGTCAGATTGGCCCACCGACGAGTGGGAGGTCTACTCGGCTCTGGCTTTGGCCCCACCGGACCTTGAGCTTATTGAAGTCGGGCCACTCGATGACGGGCTCCTCGTAGTGGACGGCGAGGGCGATGCCGGAGGCCATGGCCAAGTCGTCGTGGTAGCCGTCCTGGTGGATGACCTTTACCCGGTCCCCGATGCGGCGCCCGATCATGTGGCCCATTTCCTCCACAAGCTCCCGGCTCGGGGTCCACTTGTCCTCTAGAAGAGAGCGTTTTAGGGCGTCGATGACTCGGTTTCGGGACTGTTCGCTCGTGGTCCAGCCGTACTTGTCGGTGAAGGTGTTTGACGCTCGGCCAACGTTCCTTTGCATGTAGAGGTTGAAGTACTCGGACGCCTTGGCGGCCTCGATAGCGGCACCGCCCCCTTGTCCGTTATTTTCAATGACTACAAGGGCTTGGTTGTAGTAGTTCGCCGCTGGCAGCACGATTTCGCGGAAGAACTGCTCGGGGCCGATGGCGTCGGACTTGGCGAAGAAGACGTTGTGTAGGTCGCCACGGTCGAAAACCGTACAGGCGGAGTAGTCGTGGCCTTTTCCCAGGCCGGAAGAGGGGTCCCATGCGAGGATATAGTTGTGTGCCGACTCGACTTGGCGTTGCATCCGGCATGGTGAGGCACTGTCCGAGTCCTCCATGGAGTAGCGTTGGAACGATAGGGGCTTGAACCGTACCGGAACCTGGTCTGGGGCCCGGTCCATGGCGCGGATCAATAGGCCGTAGCTGAACGCAGGGCGGGTCACAAAGGGCGTCCAGAGGCCCAGGAGACGCGCTTCCCGTTCCAGGGGGTCTACCGTCTTCTCTTTCAGGGCGACGTACTCGTGGGTGAGGAAGCCGCCATGGTCCATGAGGCAGTCGGATAGCTCGAAGCGGTGGCAAAACGTCCCCTCGATGAAGTCCTCGTGGGCCGTCTCCCCCGGCTCCTTCCAGAGTTTCCGCCTCATCCACTCAAGGCCGGTGTCCATCTTCGGGGTCAACGTAAAGAGCATGTCCAAAGGCTCGTCTGGGAGTCCTCGGGCCTGGAGTTCCCCAAAGTTCTCTAGGCCCCGCTCCCCGCCCATGGCCTCATCGACCCAGATAGCCCGGCACCGCTCTGCCAAGAGGCTCGATTCTCCCTCTTTCTGGCTCTTGATCTGGATGACGGAGCCGTTCTCTAGCTCGTAGACGTGTTCCTGCTTAAACCACTTCCAGGCGGGGGAGCCGGAGGCTTTTCTGGGGAGCATGTCGGAGATTTTCCGCTGCATGACACGGCCCGCTGAGTTGTACTCGACGCAGACGCCCCAGCAGACGTTAGGGGTGTTGTACGTCTCTCCTCGGATCGGGTTGTAGCCCAGGGCGTAGGAAACGAAGTCGGCGGCTCCGGCGGTAGATTTCCCGCCACCGTTTGGCCCTGAGAGGACTCGGTAGTGAGCCTTCGACTCATGCCATGGAAGGAGTTTCGGGACCGCCGTTAGGGGGTAGGCGAGCCACGGGGAGGTTCGGGCCCTCTCCCGGTACTCTTTGAGTTCGTCAGGGCTTAGCTTGAGGCGCACCTACTCATCTCGGCCAAGCATGGCCCCGCAGAGGTACCCGACAAGGAACACCCCCGAGAAGATGAAGAACGCGAGGACGATCCAGAGCCAGTTCACGGCTTCTCTTCGATCTGGGGCTCCCCGTTATCGTCCGTCTCTAGAACCTCAACCGTCTCTTCCTCCACGGGCTCGGCTCCGACAAGGGTTTCCTCGGGCGTCGGCGGCTCTTCCGGTACAGGGTCGTGCATGAGATTTCCCTCGATTCTCCTGTGATATGCCTCAAAGAACTTACGGTCCGACACTGAGTCGCCCATTTTCCGGGCGTCAATCGCAACATTCAGGTGCGGCCCCTGAGTCTGAATCACCTCGGCCGTCTGCAGCATGACCTTGTACGCGGCCAAGTCGGTCTTCGCCAACTCGGACTGGGACTCAATGGCCCCGGCAACGGCCTGTAAGGCTTTCAAGCGGATTTGGGCAATGACTCGGAGGCGGATGGTGGGAATGGAGAGCCGGTCGGCCAAATACTGCTCGGACCAGCCCACGTCGGCGGCGAACTTCTGGAGCGCCTTCTTGGTCCCGAGCTTCCCGTCCGCAAGGTACGCGACGAGCCGTGCCTCAGAGTGCTCGGGATCGAGTCTCGGGCCCACAATGTCTCCGGTCCCAACGACAGTCTCGGACGGAAGCCACTCCTCCTTCGACTTCCCCCTCATGGGCCACGCGTTCTGGTACTTCACAGGGCCACCCCACCCTCAAAACCGTCTTCCGACCCCTCGGGAATACCCAAATCGTGCTGCCTCTGCCTGATGTAGCGGTCCGCCGCTTCCTGAGCCTTCGGGTCCGTCTCGACCAACTTGGAGCCCTGCGCCGCCATCTCCGTTAGAGGCAACAGGGACTCCAAGCGGTCAAGGAGAGATTCGAGCCGGGAAAGAGCCGCTTCCATGCGCGAAGGTGCGGTACTGTCCTTCATTCTACCTTCCCGGCTGAGAGTTCACTGGCCGCATAGAGCAAGACAGAGGCGTTATCTCCCACTATGGGCCTCTCACACCAGAACTGGCGAGCACCTACCACCCTAATGGCGCTTCGTTCTGGGATGAGTTCCCGCTCAACCCGTATTTCGCTGGTCGGAATGATCGCCGAAGGACAGTCCACCTCAACCCTATCTTGGACGATGA